AGAATACACAGATTTTGCTGAAAGATTGGGTGGTATTACTAAAAGACTTAATAAACAAAGAAAGGATCTTGATGCGGCCACACAAGCATATCAAGCTTTCACAGATGGTATAAAGAAAGCACTTAGAACTTATAATAATCTTACTGGTGCTTTTATTCGACAAGTTCATTTTCTTGTGATGATTCCTGGTGTAATTGCTGCTGTAACCGCTGCATATGCTGCTCTTGGTGTATGGGCTACTAAAGCAGGAAAGACACTTATTGATACAGCGAATAAGCTTACAATGAGTGTTGAAAAACTCCAAGAACTACAATATGCAGCTTCAGCGACAGGTACATCTGTAAGAGATTTGCGTGATGCTCTCGGTGAAATGAACACTGCTATTGTTGATGCTATTCAGGGAACAGGAAGTGCTGAAGATGCTCTAATCAAAACACTTGGATTTGGTAGAGAAGAGTTGAAGAGTCTTGCTGGAGAGACTAATACTGCTTTTAATCAGATAATAAAGAAGATAAGTGAAGTTGATAATTCTGCGAAGCAATTGCAACTTGCTAAGGACATTTTTGGAGATGCTCAAGGAACATCTCTAATGTCTTTGATAAATAGAGGAGTATCTGGTCTTGAAGAATTAAGAAAAGAAGCACATGAATTAGGTATTGTACTAGAGGAAGAAACTGCTGCTCAAGCAAATGCTGCTTGGACTTCATTGTTGCAATTGTGGAATGTAATTAAGAATAAATTTATCAAAGCTGCTGCTGATGCTTCTCCAAGAATAAGATCAATGGCTGAAGCATTGATGGATATGGAGAAGGAATCACAGATTTTTTATAAATTATTTAAGGATTCCATAATTCCAGCTTTAGAAACTACATTAATGACCATTGGTCATTTAATAGATTTTACTAGAACTCTTATAGATGCTTTTGGTGATTTGAGTAAAGCTGGAGAGGCTTTGTTTAAATCAATGAAGTTACTTCAACAGATTAATCCATTTTCTCCTGAGAGATACTTTCTTGGAATTTTTGGTAGCATTGAAGATATACAAGAGACTAGAAAAGAAATTAATAAGCTTTGGGAAGAAGCTTCAAGAGAACCAGAAGGTGATATAAGTGGTAAGTTCAAAGAAGCGTTAAATACTCTTAAAGAATTAGGTGTTCCAGAAGAATATACTAATTTTCTCAAAAACTCTGGTGAGTACGGAGATTCAATTTCCTCTCTTTCTGATTCAATGAGTGGGCTTACGGATGTCTCTACTGATTTCTTTGATAGAATAAAAAAGCTTGCTGAAGATGCGGATAGAGAAGATATAGCTAATATAGAAAAGCTCATTCCATTTTCCGAAGAAAACATCAAAGATCAGATTGAAAAATTAAAGAGTAGAAGATCAGACTTGGTAGAACAAGTTAAGTCTACCATGTCTGATATCAGTGGGTCGATCAAGCCTGGTACTGGAGATGTATCTAATATATTCACTGGTTCGGATAAGACTTTATTCGAAACAGTGCTCGGACCTGAAACCGAAGAAGGTAGAAGATTTCAACTTCTTTCTACTAGAATTGAGAATTTAACTAAGAAATGGAAGAAAGAATTACAAGACATTCCAATTGAAGCAAAGTTTGAAAGGGTTCAAAGAAAATCCGAAACTTCAATGGAGAGAGTAAAAAATAAGTTCAATGAAGGAACCAAGGAACTTATTGAGTGGCAGGAAGGAGTAATAAATAGTAGAATAGCAAATTATCAGAAACTACTCGATCAAGCTGTATCAGAGAGAGTTCAGGATAAACTCAAGCAAGCAATTGAAGAACAACAGACTGAGTTGAATGAGATTAGAAAAGAAGGATCTCAGAACTGGCTTGATTATTTGAATGAACAAGCTGAAAGAGAAAGGGATACTAGATTATCTGCTTTGAAGTCAGAGGAAGATGCTACTGAGGAAACCTATCGGAAAAAGAGAGATATACTTGAGGACTATTCAGAAAAAGTAAAATCCAATTATAATGAAGTTATTGCTTATGTAAAGAAAAAACTCGGTGAAGATCATCAGCTTGTTAGTGATTTAGAAGAAAAGAAAAGACAGGAAATAGAAAAGACTAATAGAAAGAGAAGACAAAATCTTGAAGAATTAGGTAATATACAACAAGAGGTTTGGGAAAGAGATGCTGAGCGTAGAGAAGCTGTACTGGACAAACAACAATCACGTATAGATAGTTTTTATGATAATGAAAATCAAAAAATTATTGAGAATTATCAAACTAAAAGAGATTATCTGCAAAGAGAATTCAATGAACAGGAACGCCAAATTGAGAAGATGAGGCGTAATAGGGATAAGTATTCCAATGAAGATATTGCTAAGGGAGAACAAGAACTATATGAATTAAAGACAGAGTTATACAAGCACGAAGTAGAAAATTATGAGAAGGCGCAAGAAGCTAAAATAAAATTACATGGCAATTGGGCAGATCAAGTTGAGCTTGGCCTCAAGAATGTGACTGATAGCACTCGAACTTGGGGTGAAATGGTTGTCGATCTTACTGAGGGTCTTTCTAATACAATGGTAGATAATTTCACTAGTGCTTGGCAATCTTGGATAACTGGAAGTAAGACTGCAAGTGAAGCAGCCAAATCCTTTGCAATGGACACTCTTAGTTATATAAACAAGATTATTATGCGTCAAATGATTATGAATTCCTTATTTGGAAGTAGTGGAAGTGGGAGTAGTGGAATAGCCGGTGCGATTGGAAGTGGATTAAAAAGTTTATTTGGAAGTGGATCAGCGTCTACAAACCAATTTTATACTTCTACATACGGATCACAAAGTTCCCTTTCACCATTTGAACCTGCAACTTTTGATAAAATGCATAGTGGAGGAATTGTAGGAAAGGATGCAGGTGATAAAGTAAGAGAAATTTCTGAAAATCTTATGAATGTAGCTCCTAGACTTCACAATGGATTGAAGCCTGATGAATATCCTGCTGTGCTTCAGAAAGGTGAAGGTGTATTTACTAAGGGACAAATGGAAGCTATGGGTGGAGGAACTGAAGTAAATATAATTGATAAGAGATCAGGCAATGCTCCACAGGCAGAGGTTCAGGAGTCTCAAGGCAGAGATGGTAGAAAACAGATTCAGGTACTCATTAAGGATGAAATGAAGAAAAACATGAATTCTGGATCAATGGATAAAGAAATGAAGAAAAACTATGGAATAGGTCGAAAGTCTACAAGGAGATAATTTATGGCTATTTATTGGCCGGAAACACTTCCAAAAAAGATAAACACAGATAATTTCACCGAAAAACCACAAAAGCAGTTTATTCGATCACAAATGGGAGTTGGACCTCCGAAACAGAGACGGAGATTTTCTCGTGGTAAAGTAGATTATGATTTTTCCATGATAATGAGTACAAATCAACTAGAGGATTTTAAGGAATTTTGGGACAAACAACTGCATGATGGATCATTCAGATTTCAATTCCCTGATCCATATGATGCAGGTGACTACATTTCAGCTAGATTTAGGGAAGTGTATGAAGTAAATAATGTGGGATATGATGCATGGGAAGTAACTATGAATTTGGAAAAGTTACCGTGATAGGAGATTTTTATGCCAAGAGGAATATCACTAGAAGCATTTAGGGAACTAATTGCACAGGAGACTTCTGATCTATTCTTATTTTTGTTTGAATTGACCCCAAAGGATACTTCTGATGCAGAAACAATAAGATTAGTCAATGATACTGTAGATATGAATTTTGATGGTTATAATTGGATAGGTTGTCCTTTTGAATTGTCTTTGCCAAGTGATAATGATGATGATTCAATTTCTAATGCTCAAGTTCGAGTTCAAAATGTAGATAGAAGAATAGTTGAGTTTGTAAGAAGATTAGATGCGAAACCAAAGGCAAGATTTGGTGTTGTGAGAATGACTTATGGTGGTAATAAATATTTGGAAATTCCTTTTATGAATTTTCAAGTGACTTCAGTTTCTTATGATGTAATGGAAGTTACTGCACAGTTAGGATATGAACAGGATTTTTTGAGTGCTCCAGCAACTTCAGATATTTTTGATCCTCAAATGGCTCCGGGGTTGTTCATATAATGGAATTATCAGATTTGATATATTTATTTGAGATCCCATTCAGAGAGCATGGGAGAGATTATAATGGTATTGATTGTTGGGGATTAGTCTATTTATTTTATAAAGACTTTTTTGGAATCGAATTAAATTCGCACGAAAGTCATTATGAGTTTATAAATAAAAGAGTGTCTAAGGAGAATGTAGGAAATTTAATTTCTAATGAATTAAGTACAGGATATTGGAAGGAAAAGACTTCTCCTGATTTTGGAGATGTAGCAGTTTTGAATCTTGCTGGCAGACCTTTTCATGTAGGGACAGTAATTGATCCGAATAAAAAAGTGATGATCCATTGCTTGGAAAATATTGGGGTGTGTCAGGAAGAATATAATTCTTTAAAATATATAAATAGAATTGAAGGATTTTATGAATATGTCAGATAATTTACCTGCTGTAAAAGATACTGTATCTGTTTTACTGAACCCTCATCAATTTAAGAGTGAGATTTATGTATGTGAGGTGAAAAGTGGTGTTACTATAAATGAAATCTTTGGAAACAACTTCTTCCCCGGAGTAAAGGTAGAAGTAAATGGTATTGAGATAAGTAAAGAATGTTGGAATATTACTTATATATTTTCTTCAGATCATGTGCTTGTGTCTGTCGTTCCGATGGGTGAAGGTGATGATGTGTGGAGAATGGTAGCATCAGTAGCAGCTACCATTGTAATCACTGGTGTAACTCGTGGTGCTGGTTTTACAGGCATGGCTGGTACTATAATTTCTACTGGTCTTACAATGGCAGCACAATATGGAATTAGAAAGCTTATACCCCCACAGCAACCGGATAAATCAGACAAGAGTACTCCTTCTGGACAAAGAAGAGAAGCTATAACGGGGGCAAGAAACCAGCCAAACAGATACGGTCCTGTTCCTAAGATTTATGGATTTAACAGGTATTATCCTCCTCTAGCTGCGAATTACTACACTTCAGTCAAAGATAATGAGCAGTTCTTACATATGCTCGTGATGCTTGGTTATAAGGATGATTTGGTTGTATTCGGTCCTTATGATGATAGATATAATAATAAAGCTTGGTATCGTCCATATACAGACAGTGATGGAAATGTAAAGAATTCTCATTATACTATGAGAATTGGAGACACTGATATTCTTCAGTTCCGAAACTTAGATTTTGAGGTTGGCACTGCATCTGAGATTACTTTGTATGAGAAAGTAGTTGAGGAACAAAATCCGGGAGCATCATTAAGTTTACAGCAGTATTCAACACAAAAAGGATATGAAGTTGGTGATGTAGTTTCAGCGTTTTATGAACCAGAATCATATCAAGAATACGGTGATATAACACAGTCGTTTTATCCTGGTGAATATTGTTTTGTAACTGAATATGATGGTGCAAATCCAGGCAAACTTCATTATTATCAATGTCTCAAGTATGATCCTCAATCTGAATGCAACCATCCTGCTGCTGAGTATGAGCAAGATGATGGTAGTTGTTATTTTACTAGTGATTCTTTTAATGTAGACAATGAGTATTGGGAATACAGAGGACATCTCGCTCCTGATAGTGGTTGGGATGAGAGTGAGGTGTCAACAACTACTGTTTTTGAATGTATTAAGAGAGTTCCTCCTGCGAATGAAAGAGAATATGATGATGATCATTATAATCCTACTAAAGATGGATTAGATGAGTATTGGGATAAATCAGATACAAGACCACAAGCAACTCGTTCAATACAAGAACAAGAATTAGGTTCTATCAGTTTTGATATAACATTCCCGAATGGTTTGTATGGAATGGATAAAAATGGAAATCTTTGTGAATGTACTGCAAAATTCACATATGAAATAAAAGACATTAATGATCCTGAAGATGATGAGTATTGGACTACTCTTGCTTCTAGTTTAGATGGAGATCCTGAAGCAATCATAACAGGAGGATCAAGAAGTACAATAAGAAGAACTATAGAGATTAAGCATTGGTTTGGTGATATTGATTTTGGTGTTTATGCTCATCATGGTTGGACTTTGAGAATAACTAGAGATGATACTATAGTTGATAAACGTACTATGGTTGGATATGAAGCCAAACTTTCTGCTATAAGAGCATTTGCTCCATCTGAGAATATCATAAATGATCCTTATGAGAATTTTCTATTATTAGCATTGAGAGTGCAAGGTTCTAATCAACTTAATGGAGTTATTGATGATTTGAATTTATATGCTAGATCAAGACTTCCTGTTTATGATGAGTCTTCAGGTTCATGGTCGAGACAAGAGACAAATAATCCAGTGTGGGCTTTTTGTGATGTATTGAAAGGAGTTCAAGTAGATAATCCAATAATAGATGAACGACTTCAGTTGGAAGGATCGAACAATATTATCGAAGCTGCGGAATGGTGTGTAAACAGAGGAAAGGATGTAAAGCTTTGGACTACTTATGTTACTTATAATGTTCTTGATACAGTTTTGTATGGAGATGAATATTATACTTGTATAAAGTATCATACTTATTCTAGTATTCCTCCTCCAGAAAATCCGAGTAGGTGGCAGAGAGGAATTACTTTAGGATTTAATCATGTGTTTGATGGTGATGATACGATTGCTGAAAGATTGCAACAAATATCTTCAACTGCAAGAACACAATGGACAATTCAGGATGGGAGATTTGCATTAATAAGAGATAAGGAAAATGATCTTCCAGCCCAAACTATCACCCCAAGAAATTCTTGGAATTTCTCTGCTGAGAAGTCAATTGTTGAAATTCCGGGAAGATTAAAGGTCAAATTCACTGATCCTGAAACATTGGATCAAGATCAAAAGGTAATCCATACCGATTCCACTTCCACAAAAGTTGATGAAATAACTACTGTTGGAGTTACTAATTCTGGACAAGCTGAATTAGAGGGATGGTATCATTTAGCATCTACTGAATATCGACCTGAAATATTCACAGTTGAAATGGATTTTGAAAATCTTAAATGTAGAAGAGGTGATTCAGTAATACTTGCACATGATGCAATGTTGGTTGGAATAGATGCTAATAGTAAAATTTCCAGAATAATAGATGATTATACTTTGGAGATTGATCAGGAAATAATTTTTCCTCATCCAGAGTATGAAGACAAAGATCATGTGATCAGGATAAGTTTCCCTGATGAAGATGTAAATGGAATCGCTTGTATGAATTCCTCCATACACACTATTAAGTCAGTATCGGAAGGATATAGAATTCATCTGGATGAGTCTGATAATTCAATTGGAAGTTCTTTAATTGCTGAAGGAAATTCAGTAATATATGGAATTAAGGAAAAGGAATCAATACAAGCTAAGGTCACATCAATTGATTACAATGCTGACTTGTCTGCTACATTAACTCTCACTCATGACAATACTTCAGATATACTGAAAGCAGTAGATGATAAAGAGTTAGGTGATTTTGATCCTAATATTACTGAACCTATTGATCCATATTTGATTGCTCCCAAAACCCCAGTAATTGATTCTGTTTCTGCATTTAAATATAGAAGTACTAAATTTGTTAATATTTCCTTTGTTACATTTGGCTCTAGAGTGCCTGTGGATATTGTAGAATTAAATTGGAAAATCTCTGGTACTTCCAATTGGAATACATTAACAGATAGGGCAGAAAATTCTAGTATTAGAATCGAAAGTGGTCTGCCTAATGATGGGACAGACATAGAACTTAGAGTTAGATCAAGATCAGCTTTGAGTGGAAAATGGTCAGCTTGGTCAGATGTAGATACATTTACATTGAATTATGATAATGTATCTGATCCGGGAAAACCGACTTCTATAAATGCATACACTATTAAAAGTGGGATAATGTTGGAGTGGGGAGTACCTCTTAATTATTCCAATCCTGAATATCATATTAAGCGGGGAGATTCAACAGACTCATTTGAAGAAGCTATATCATTAGGAAAAACAAATAACAATAGTTTTATAGATGATTATTTGTCTGAAGGAGATTATCAATATTGGGTTTATGTTGTTGATTCTGAACAAACAAATATACCGGTTTCCTCTTCTGTTTCTATATCTGGACCGAACAGACCTAGTGTAAGCTATCAACTCATTAATGGTCAGCTTCGATTGGATTGGCCTTCAGCAGAAACAGACTTTTTTATTCAATACTATGAAGTTTGGTATGATGCTCCTGCATTTACTTATGACAAGAACTACGAAGCAAATGATGTGGTTGAATATCCTGAAGATAGTGGAACATATTATAGGGCTTTAGTTAATATTAATTCTGCATCTGAAACTCCAGACAATTCTTCTGATTGGACAACTCCTCCTTGGACTAAAACTGATACCCAATTTACTTGTAATATATTCTTTACTGGTGATCTTGAGTTCTATGTAAAAGCTGTTGACATGGCAGGAAATGAGAGCAGTTATGACATTACATCTGTTCATGTTGATAGTATGCCGAGAATAGAAAATATTACAACATCATCAGCTCCTTATGGAGTGGTTGTAAATCTTGAAGCCAGCATAGGAAATCCTGATAATATAGAAGCTATCGAACTTTGGGGTTCTCCAGGAGTAGATGATTTCAATGATGCATCTAAGGTTCATGAATGGGGTCCAATGGATGTTTTCCGATTTAATCATACAGGAAGCAATTCTAATTTTGATTTTGGTGATGAATGGTTTTATTGGGCTACTATAAGGGATAAGCATGGAAATAGAGGAACTGTAGATGCAGTTGGCAATCCAATTGATCATTATCCAGAATCTCCTACTGATGGAGTAAAAGGAAAAGTATCTGATAAAGCCACAGATTATATAAATCTTTTGGATTCCATGATTTCTGATAGTGTTATTTCCAAAGAATTTGGCATAGACTCAATGGAGAAATTTTTTCAAAGTGAGATTACTGGAAGATATACTCTTGATGGTCTTGCAGGAGAAAACTCAACTGATGAACCTGAAGCTGAAGGACTCCTCAATATAATAAGCAGAGGAAATGCTGTAGCTGAAGAAAGAATGGCTGTATATGATACTAAAGATGCTGATAAATATGAATCCGATAAAGCTTATAGCAGAGGAGCAATTGTAAAAGATTCTGATTCAGAAAATCCGAATTATTATAGAGCACTTCGATATGTTCCGGCAGGAGAGGTTCCTTCTAATGATTCTTCATATTGGTCTTTAATGTCAGAAGGCTTGATGTCCATGTATTCTTTGAGAATTGATAATGGGAACAATGTTACTGGATTTGGATTTTCTACTACTTCTGATGGAAATAGTACATTTGTCATTCATGCAGATCACTTCGGAATATATGCTGAAGATCCAGATACAGGAGATACAGCAATTAATGATCCTCAAAGCGATTCTAATCCTAAACCAATATTTGCAGTAGGAAACACCCCACAAGGCAACAATACAGTAGGAATAAATGGGGATTTAGTAATAAATGGTACTTTGTTGATAGGAAATGCTAGTGATGATCTTACTGACATACATCATTATGGGTCGTCTGCCCCTGATTCTCCTAAGGCTGGTTGGTTTTGGTTTGATACTGGAACAAGCAAATTAAAGAGATATGATGGATCAAGTTGGACTTCTGAAGGAGATGTAACAGATGAAAATATTGCGGAAGCTGTGCTTGCAGCAAGCTCTCTTCCTACAGAACCAAAAGCAGGTTGGCTTGTGTATCTTACTGGTCCATCTGGAGACTTTGATGCTGATACATGGGTTCGTCGTAATGATGATAATACGGATTGGGTTAAAGTTGGAGCACACAATGCTATGAAGCTTATCAATGGTCCTGCTGAATCAGGAGCAGATGTGACAAGTAGCAATCCTCAAGCTTGGGAATGGGTAGATGATCCACATAATACTAAACCAACTGATAATGCAGATCACACTAAAACTGCAATTGACGGTAATATTATTACTACTGGATATATTAAGGACAATGATAATAATTTACTTATCAATTTTGGAGATAGTAGAATAGATGTGAATAATGATAACGGACTAAGAATAAAT